AGTTACGCGCTCTTGGATATCTCGCGTCGGGATCGGTGTACCACAAAGCATCAGTAGGAATAAAACCACGATTTAAAAAAATTGATGCTGAATTGCAGGATATCGCACATCATCTCTACTTGACGTATCGCAAAGAAGAAAACGGCGCGGTATTCCTAGAGAGAATCAAAGCTGGTGGAGTGCGTCACTACATGAATCAATTAAAAATTGAGTTAAATTTAATGGCCAAGGACGCACGGCAGGTTTTTAGACTTGACTGGCTGAAAACACAGCGCGTGGAAAACATTAGAGCGTTTTTAGAAGCTGCTTACGCACAATACGGTGTTCTATCATTGGAAACTGTAAAGATTCGCTTACTAAACGAACAATATGTTCGTGATTGGCAAGAGCTTCTTTTGTACTTTGGTATTCGAAGTACTAGCAAGAAGTTGACTGACCATTCTACAGAACGTCATATTTTTCAGATAGACGACTCAGCTTGGGAAGTAGAAACACTTGATCGCGTAAACGCTTTGCGGTTTTGGCAGGAATTTAAATTACCCGGAGTAAGTGTATCGCTTACTAAAGAGACTGCTCCACCTGCATCAACAATTGAGTGGGATCGAGTAACGGCTAAAATCAAAGGTGGTCGAGCGCAGACATACTCAGTTCATGTGTATCAAGATGAAACTTATATCTCAGAAAATGTAATTGTCCACAACTCGGTTATTCTTGAGGACTTGCTAACTTATCAAATAGTTAACTCAACGATTGAGTTTCCAAAAACTCCCGAACAACTTTTAGTAACGCCTAATACCAATCAGCTTACGCCAATACTAGACCGGGTAATTCTAAAGTTTACTACAAGTCCCTTATTGAAAGATTTCTTAAATAACAATATCAATCGAGCAAAAGGTACTTTAGATTTTCAAATGGGAACAAGGAAGCACCGCCTTTATGCGCGTATCGCAGGCAGTAAAGAAGCAAATAATCTTGTAGGTCTTCACATTCCTAAAGTGACCGGTGACGAGTTTCAATTGTTTCCGATGACCGCATTCTATCAGCTGCAGCCGACGATTAACACATGGGAGCCTAAAGTTCAGGAAGTATACTGTGGAGTGCCCAATGGCATGAGAAACACCGCGCTATATGTGCTTGATGTAAAAACGCCTAAATTTAAAAAATATCGTATCCCTGCTCCAAATAATCCGTATTTTACAAAAGAGGATTGGGACGATGCCATTCGTCGATACGGTGGGGAAAATGAGGATATATTTCAACAGCTCATTTTAGGTAAGCATGGATCGCCAAGTTTTCAAGTAATCTCGCGAGACCAGATGAAAATTCAACCATATGATTTTTTCTCTTATCAGTATACTCAGCGCGAGAAAGACAGCGGTAAGTCTATCTCAGAATCACTTCCTATTACTTTATTACCGAAAAATGACGGTATTGTGTTTGCTATCGACACTGGATTTTCTGATCCTACCATAATTCAAGTCTTTGCAAAGGTAGACGATACTTGGCGATGCTACGTACGTTACAAAGTACAGCGTATTGACTATCCTGAGCAAGAAAAAATTATTGACTATCTAGCTCGCGGTTACGGGGTAAACAAGATTGCGATTGATGTCGGTGCCGGTGGCGGTGGTGCTGGTATTGTTCAGAGTTTAATATCTCGACCAGAATACGCGTCTGGGATGTATAACAAAAGAATCATTCCCGTTCAGTTTAATGAAAAGATTGCGGTCGGTACTATTCAGGACGGAACGCAAATCTCTGAGTCATTTAAGGCGTGGGCTACAAGCGAGTTGGTTAAGCACATACAACGTCAAACGATTGCCTTTTCCGAAGTTGATGCAGAGGGGGTCTCTCAGCTGGAGAGGGTAGCAAGGCAGCGTAGAACAAGCGGCCACGTTCATTACTTCGTCGTCTCTCCAAGAGGGCACGGCGAAAGTACAGACGATCATATCTACGCTAGCTATCTTTGTTTTATCGCCGCATTACGCGAGCAAATTGAAGTAGTCACACGAACCGGATTAGCCCGCGCAGTGACTGCTAACACAGTGAGGTAATTTATGTCTAACTTAACTAAGGCGGTCTCAAGCTTTACACCTAATCCTATATTCATGTACAACTTGAATACAGTTGGGTACTATGACCCGGCGCAGGTTCCTTTTGATAATTCACGGAAGTATAAATATCACGATCTTATCGTGTACTGTCGTCACTTTTACGAGAGAGACACAATTGCGCGGACCGTGATAAATCGTATGGTCAACCTTGCAATAACACGTTTGCGAAATCGTAAAACAGATCAAGATCAAACCGTTTTAAAGTTTTATGATGCGGTTGCTCGAAAACTACAACCCTTTTTAAAACATATGGCTACTGAGTATTTTATTCACGGTATGGCCGTACCCGGTATCACGTACAAACAAATTATGCTGAATAGGTTAGACCCTTCACTCGGTCGTAAGCGCGTCGAAATACCAGACAGCATGTGGGTACGAAATCCCGCAAACATTAAGCTACGTAAAAGACCAAATGGTTTTGAGCGAGCAGTTTACATTGAAATTCCACCCGAAGAAGCTACATTCATCACTTCTAAAGGTAAGCGTAGTGATGGTACGGATGATTCGGCCGCTTTTAAAGAACTACAGCGCACAAGCCCGGCATATGTTAAAGCGGTACTTGCAGGTCAGCGACTTTTCCCTATTGAAGAAAAACCGTTGTTTGCCGATATTGTTTCGTACAACGATTACCCATTACCGTTTCTTCAAAACGCATTGCGTGCGATGCAGCATAAAGAGTACTTAAAACTTATGGACCAGACAATTGTGTCGCGTTCTATTGAATTACTCCGACAGATTAAGATAGGTAGCGATCAGTTCCCAGCAACGCAGGACGATATAGAAGCAACGCAGCGAGCCATTACAGATGCTGCGGCATCTGGAGATCGTGTATTTAACTTGTTTACAAATCACACAGTGGAGATCAAGTGGGTATTACCACCACTCGATGCGTTACTAAATGAGGGTAAATATGCAGAACCAAACGCTGATATCTTTCTTGCACTCGGATTCCCGCGGATTCTTACCGTGGGTGAATCTCTTCGAAGTAATTCGTCGGATAGTAGAATTGCATCCCTAGGACCAACAGCAACGTTAACAGAGCTTCGTGAGCGTGTTCTGCAATGGGTTCAGTGGTTATACGAAGATATTGCCGCCCGCAATGGCTTCTCCGAATGGCCTGAACCTTATTTCTCACCGATTCAGTTTCAAGACATGACCGCACTTACTCAATTTGCAATTCAAGCGCAGCAAATAGGATCTATATCGAAAGATACAATTGCTCAACTGTATGGATCAACCTACGAAGAGGAGCAGGCTAAAATTCAATTCGAGGTGTCAAATGAGTCTAATACAAGTCAACCCGGACTACCAGAAGAATCTCCTTCTCCCGCCGGGTCAGGGGTATAGTTTACGTAAAACAAATCAACCCTATCAATCTTTAGTGGTACACACAACAAACGGAAAAGCAGGTACTAAATTTGAAAACGAGGTCAAGTTCCTTGCAAATTCTAAGAATGTATCGGCGCATTATATAATTTCTAAAACTGGTATAATTCAGCAAATCCTTGACCCAGCAGAATATGTTGCATGGCACGCAGGAGAAGTCGCAAAAGAACAGTATAGTAATCTTTATGCTATTGGCGTCGAAGTACATTTCTCACCTGCTGAGATTTACTGGACGGGTAAAATGTGGGGAGCGCTTACTGCATTGAGTCGAGTGTACGCTAATTTAGATATTGTAACGCATCGCCTCATTGCAGTTCCGAGAGGTAGAAAAATAGACCCATCTGGAGTTACCGACTTACAGTTTACCTCTTGGAGACGTGATTACCGAAAATCTCACAGGTATGCAAATCTTGTTGCAAATGCCAATGTGCGGCAGTTTCCTCAAATAACTTCAACAAATATAATTCAGGTGTATCCAAAAAATTTGGAAGTAGTTGTTAATTCAATACCTGTAGAAGGTGATATTTATAATAACTCGAATTTATGGTATTACTGTAATTGGTTTGGGTATGTTCACTCTTCGCTACTTTCCCTTGGAGGTGAAGTGTGAATGAGACCACTTTATATGCGGCAATAAGTTCTGTCGCTACTCTAGTTGTTGCTTGGTTTTCTTTTAAAAAAAGTTCACAGAATGCTGCTGATAAATTTCAGCAAAGTTTACTTTCACGTATCGAGACACTCGAGGAGGATAATCAAGTGTTACGAAAGAAAAACGAGGATCTATTAAATTTAAATCTTCAGGAACGTGAAAAACAACTAACTCTCGAGCAAAAGATAGTCTCAATTGAGAACGAGAAGTTAGCAATGTTGGATCGTATTCAGCATCTCGAAAAACAAGTCGAGAGTCTGATTACACAACTAAATAAACAAAAAGGAGTCTAACATGGACGAAAAAACAATGGAGCTACTTTTTCAATTAATTACGGGGGTGATGATACCATTTGCTGTTTCTGTTTTAAAGCAGGTTCATTGGTCAGCATCACAAAAGTTTATGATTGCGTTTGGTATTTCTGTACTAGCTTCGAGTGTTATCCCTATTCTTAAAATGGGCAGTGGTCCATTTGATGGGGCTTTAATGCTTGAGTCCCTGACAGTTATATTTACAACTTCGCAGGTTGTATACAGGTCAATTCTTAAGATGATGGCTTTTGAAGAAGCACTCAACCCGCAAGCCGCGCTAGTGAGTATTATTAAGGATCAGATTATACCTTACTTAACCACAATTGACCGACAGACTGCAACTGAAATTTTAGATCCTAGTACTCAAAAGTCAATAGAAGTAAATGTACGAGAAATAGAATAATTTTTAAAAGTGACCTTTAGGTACTTCTAAAGGTCACTTTTTTTATTTTACTTTTTGTCGAAAATATGTTACTCTGAGACGAGTCTATATGAAGGAGGACCTATGGAAAATCCTTTTTACAAGCGATGGTTGGCGAAACGAACCGACGGAAGTCTTGTCGAGGTTGAAACTTACACAGAGCACGCAGAGGTACTGAATGCCGATGGTACTGCTGCCAAGTTATTACACCCGTCTATCATCGTTAGAAAGACGCGTAGAAAGGCAAAAGAACGTGAGTAGTTTTATTGCGAGTATTGTGATAAGCTGGTGTGTTTCCGGAATATGCTGGGTAGAAGAAATATCTCCCGAAGCACAGGCAATAGCCGCCTGCGAATCCGGTAATACAATAACACTAGGGTCGCTTAATTGGGCCGCAATTAATGTAAACGTTGATGGTACCATTGATGGAGGGGCTTTTCAGTTCAATAATTACTGGGTCTGGAATAGTCAAGACCGGTGGGTGATGCGTCCAGTAGCAAAGCGTATTGGCATTACTAGTGACGCATTATTTCTACGGTACCCCGCGGCGGACGTTGCCGACCCGTATGTACAGTATCAAACGTTTATCTATCTTTGGGACAATGGATATGGATGGCAGCACTGGTCAGCATCTCGTCCGTGTTGGTCAAAATGGCTGACCGTCCAAAAAGGACGAGCGGTTTGGAAAAATTAAGAAAGGGGTGTGTATGAAGGTACGATACGGCATTATTACGCTAAATCAATTTGAGTGGGTTATTGACAAGCACTTACCAAGTGTTAACTTTGATCTTGTTGACGCAGTACACCTGCATGTCAATAATTCGCATGAGCTTGAGTATCACGGCAGTCAGCAATCTCTCTGGGATATTATGACTACTGTCGCAGACAAGCACAACATGATTATCTCTGATTCAACTAAAAACGAAGGTGTTGCTCCGGGATGGAATCGTCTCTGTAAAACAGCGTTTGCTGAGGGATGCCACGCAGTGATTATCGCGAACGACGACATTATTCTTGATCCCGGGTCGTTGGCGCGTGTTATTGAAGCATTACATACGCATCCTTTCGTGTGCTTTAGCGACGCAGGGCACAATGCATTTTCCCTTTTTGGGATGCAGCGGATGATCTACGACGTTGTTGGTGAGTTCGATGAGCAGTTTTGGCCAGCATATTTCGAAGATAACGACTATGCTATGCGAATGAAGTTACAAGGATTTTTGCCGCATAGTTTAGAGGGTCCTTCTTTTTTTCACGCCGGGTCTGCTACACTCGGTAAGTATAACCCGGAGCAGAAAGCAATCCATCATCATAACTTTCGGAAGAATATGGAATATTACGTACAAAAATGGGGAGGACTACCGCACAATGAAACTTACGCAACCCCGTTCAATCGTTAAAAAGACACTAGTTACTCTAAAAATTGACATATCCCGCTGGAACATGACCGCACTTCAGGCGTTACTACGGGGGATAGAACGGCATCACGGTAGTCTGGGTTTTACTATGACGGCCGGTAATATAATGGTTTGGCAAATCTACATTGATTCTTTTGACCCTCTGTATTGGGAGCGTATTTCAACTGGAAATGAGTTTGAAATGTACACCCAACAGCTTGATCGGTTTTGGTAGTTGACAAAAGAAACCCAGTCGTCTATACTAGGCACTGGGTTTCTTTTTTTATTTCTTTGGGGGAATTTATGCGCTATTTTGTACGGATGAGCAAGAACCGATGGGAAGTAGTACAACGCGGTTTATTGTTTAGTCAGGTAGTTGCATTCGCAGCGACGCGGAAAGACGCGATTGCGTGCATGGTGCGAATTGCATCAGAGGAGAACAGTATGTATGATCAGTAATTGTGAGAGATCGGCTATTCACGGTACCCCGTTTGTTATTGAAGTAATTCGCGACGTTAATACCGGCCAATACTGGTGGTATGTAACGTTTGGGCCAGAGTCAGAAGCATTTCCGCCGCTTCTTGAGGCGACTCACTCGTTTAGTACAAAGATAGATGCATGGCATGCGGCGTATAGCTGCCTTTCGTATGAAGTGCGTGTATGGAACTCACACATCTCGTGGAGACGTCGACCTAGATCGGTTGCGCTCGAATTTATTCGTAGAATAGGAGAAGCTCTTGTTACCTTTGCGGAACGATACAAATAAGAAGCGTCAGATTGATTGGAATAAGGACAAAATCGAGACGATTACTATTCTTAACGAGAACGGTGAAAAAGTTACCGAAGTAATCGGCACTCGCGAGTTTGTTCTGCAGGTTATTGCCGATTTGGCCAAGGGGTATGGGAATTTGCACGTTTCGGACGAAAATTCCCTTGACAAGTAGGTTGACTTCGGTTATTATACAGATGGATGCGTACAGCACATCAACAACAACATGAATAAGGGTTTCATAACGCGCATCCAGTATCGACTACCTGCAGCACTTCTTCAATTACTGTTGCAAGTACACACTAACGGTAGTCAGACAACTTAATATGGATTCACTTGGATGAGTACCGCAACTCAACTCAACTATTTCAAACATTCGAGGGTGATACCTCGAACTCATCCAGACCAAGGTTACACACAGCATGAAAAAGGGTTAACCTGAAAGGAGCGAAGTATGACTTTTGCACAGGCAGTTAAGAGTCAAATGACTCGGACGGAAAACGGTATGGCTACCTACATTTCGAGTGGCAAGCGCTGCGTCGACTTGTTCTCAAGTGTTGGGGAATATCGTAATGCTGACATCACTGCAGCCTTTGTTGCTGCTTTGGAGGAAAACGCTGACTACGCAATGCGTATTGCGTTGTGGGGTCGTGACATTCGTGGTGGGGCAGGAGAGCGGGAATTCTTCCGCAAGATCCTGCGCCTTCTCGAAACAATCGATCCATACAAGGCAATTGCACTCGCGCAGCGTGTGCCTGAACTCGGTCGCTGGGACGACTTGTTGGTATTCCGCACGGATATCTGCAAGAAGTTTGCGTTTACCATGATCGCCAATGGTCTTCAACAGAAAGATCGTTTGTGCGCAAAGTGGATGCCACGCAAAGGCACTGAGGCAGAAGAACTTCGCTCTTTTCTCAAGCTGGGGCCAAAAGCGTACCGCAAGCTGCTGGTATCGTTGACCAACGTAGTGGAGACAAAAATGTGCGCCAAGCAATGGGACAACATTGAGTTTTCACACGTACCATCGGTTGCCGCAGCGCGGTACCGCAAGGCATTCTATCGTAACGCGCAGGAGAAATTCTCCGCATACGTACAAGCCCTGCAGAACAAAGAAGAGGGCGTTAAAGTAAACGCATCAGCTGTGTTTCCACATGATGTCGTACGCTCACTTTCGGAGAATAAGTACAATTCATCTCCGCTGTCGCAAGCTGAGCTGAACTTCATCACCGCGCAATGGGAAGCACTTCCCAACTATGTTGGCGATGCGCGTGTGCTTCCACTGGTCGACGTATCAGGCTCAATGGATTCACACACACTTGGTGCAGGGAATCTGACCGCACTTGATGTTGCAGTTTCACTTGGTCTTTATCTCTCAGATAAAAATCAGGGTGCGTTCAAGGACATGTTTATGACGTTCACGAGTGAACCGCAACTGCAATTGCTCCAAGGGAACATTGTCAGCAAGTATATGCAGTTAGTCCATGCTCAGTGGCACGGGTCAACTAATATTGAGAAGGCATTTGCACGTATCTTGGAAGTCGCGACGACTAGTCAAGTTCCTGCCGAGGAAATGCCTCAGACGTTGCTGATTCTGTCGGACATGCAGTTTGATCAAGCAACGTACGTGTCGTCAAATGCTCGCGCAATAGACGTGCTCCGTGCTATGTACGCTCAAGCTGGCTATGCACTACCAAACGTGGTGTTCTGGAATCTGAGCAACGCCGCAACACGGAGTCTCGATAAGGCAGTACAATTTGACGAGAGTGGTACGACCATGATCAGTGGATTTTCGCCAATGCTGTTGTCGATTGTGTTATCAAATTCGCTCGAGTCGTTCACTTCAGAGTCCGTGATGCTGGCCGCAATTATGAAGGAACGCTACGACTGGCAATAGAGTCTTTATTTGGGTGTGTCCTGCAACACAATGTAAACATTACGATTCAAGAGCTGGTCTCTTGCACACCCAGTACAAACGAAGGGAGCTGTTATGGCTCAGTTAGAGAATGAGTTTGGTGAGATCAAGGAAAAAATCGAAGCGGAACTGGGTACAGATGACGTCAGTTTAGCTGCTGGTGCGCGCCTAGATACGTTACTCGACCGCCTCGAACTACTCACGCGTCTTTTGTACTTGAAGCATACTGAACATGTACGTAAAGGAGAATTGAATGAACTTTATTAACTTAACCCCACACGATATCGATATCGAACTCGAAAACGGTACGCGTGTGACCATTCCTAAATCAGGCACGGTTGCCCGTGTGGCACAGGAATCGTTTCCTATTGATGGATGCGAGATTGAGATTGACGATGAATGGCTGCTGATTCCGGTGACACATCCAGTATACGGTGAAGTCGAAGGATTGCCCCCAGTTGACCCCGAGAACCCGCACCTTATCTATTTGGTGAGTGCGATGGTGGCTAACA